CGTTCTTGACAGGGAACGTAGCACCACGTGGCATGTTCTGCATATTAGGGTCTGCACCTGATAGGCGACCTGTGGCTGTCCTATGTTGCAACAGTCTGACATGCAACTTGCCATCTTGTTTAGTGTGAGTACGTATACCCTCGACAAAGGATGAGAGGTATGTATCCACAGCCGACAGCCTACGCACCTTAGACAAGAACGATACTGCATCATCCATACCTTTACTACGCGCTGCCTTCTCCAGTATTTCAAGGTTGCCCTTGCTTGTACTAAAACCATTTGCACTCGCCCACTTAGCACTAGGTGGCATAAACTTTAAGCCAGCTACTTTGTCAGTAGGTTTGTATAGATAGCCACTAGCTGCACAAGTAATACACTTATGTGAATTGGCAAAAGGTGTACCATCTTTCTTTGTCTTACGAATGTATCCTGTGCCACGACAGTCTTTACATTGTTCAGCATATGTCTTGTACATGCGTTCTGTTTGACTGCGTATCAAGTCCTTAAAGGGTGCATCCCTCATGTATGGTTCAATAGTATTTGACCACAGTGTTTTGTCCTTAACTTTACGACTATAGATAACCCAAGACAGTTGCTCTGGGCTATTGAGATTGATAGGTGTGTCACCCATTATGTCACGAATGTGTTCCTGTAGATTGTCAATAAGTTGACGCTTCTCCTCTTCAAATTCTTGACGCACTGTATCCAAAGCAGTCAAGTCCACAGCAAAGCCACGCTGATAAATACGGGCAAGGCATACAGCTACCTGATTAGTCAGGTCTACTGTACCACGCAATCCAATATCTTCTTGCTTGTTTAATCGTATCATCAGCCTGTCTGCCAGTTGTTGCGTAGCTTCAAGATCAGCAATGAGATATTCAGTGAGTTCATTGTACGGAATGTCACGAACACTCATGCCCTTCTTAAAGTATTCCTTTAATGTGTCTTGCTTCTTGGTATCAAGATCATAGCGTTCAGCACATGCCTCAAGAGATAGGGGTTCCTTTACCCCACGCTGTAGCACATACTCTGCCAGCATCGTGTCAAACACAGGCCCGTCATATTTGAAGCCAGACTCCCACAGCCACAGCAAATCATATGCAGCATTATGGCAGATCAGGATAGTAGCCTCATCTAAAAACCATTGCACCCTTTCGTGATGGTCACGCTGATTAGGAACATCAGCATGGTCAAATGGAAGCGTCAAGCACTGACCTTGGTCAGTCAATATGCCCACCATGACCAAAGAGTTATCAGGCTCAAACGGATCAAGGTGCATCTTACCATCACGCTTGGTAACAGTGTTCTCTACATCAAGTGTTAGTTTCATATCTATACCTCGTATCTTCCTATTGTATAATTAAGTTCACAATGCACCCTACCATGCCAGCCAGTCAGCTTGTTCTTGACTACGCACAGATGGCGTTGTGTGTCCTCTTCATCCTGCCCATCAACTTGTGGGTTCTTAGCAATCAGCACCATCAAGTCTGCCTCTGCTGCCTTACCTGTACGTGAACCTTCCATCATACTCTGGTTCAGTATTGTCTTACCCTCTGCCTCTGCACTTAGCTGTGACATGTAGAACACAGCACAGTTATACTGCTTTGCAATCATCCTAGCGTAGATAGCATTAGCCTTCAGTGCTTCGTCAGGCCGTGAGTAACCAGACATAGTAGCGAATTTATCGCCCATGTCAAGCACAACTATGTCCGGCTTGTACGATTTACACACACTCTCTACCCATGCCATGTCTCTACCTGTTGAATCCTTGATGCGAATCTTGTCGTATACAGGACGATACAGATCACGTGCTGTAGCTGGATTGTTTTTGACTTCCCACATAGTAAGTCCAGTTGCTGCTGTCAGGTAACGTGCAGCCACACGATGGTAGCTTTCCTCGTTACACAAGACAATGCAGTTGGCACCTTGATGTGCAAAACCTCCTGGACCAGCAATGATACTAGCATGGAATGATGTCTTACCTGTGTTCGGTCTGGCACCAATCTCAATCAGATGTCCATCGTTCACACCCTCAACCTTGCGTGTCAAGGCAGGGATGTTGAATGTCCATCGTGCTTCCAAATCATTCTTAGCAATGATTGTGTCGATGGATATGTCGTCCCATTCGATGTTCAGCTTGGGTGTAAAGTCTTCGCCATACTTTTCTAATAGTTGCTGTAAAGGCTCTAAGCTGGCCTTGTCACCGTTTACGTAGTCAAACCCCAACTCTGCGATCTCTGCCCCTACAACCTGCTGAAACAGTCGGGAAAGCACCTCTCCTGCTACGTCGTTGCCTAGTGCGTCAGCACGTTGGATGCTGTTAAATAGTCCACTGAATGACTCACGCTGTGCTGGTGTCATTGATGGGTTACTAGATATGAACAAGGCTTGCACTTCTTCTGGTGTGACAGTCCTATCATACCTGTCCATTGCAGTATCAACTGCCTTCTTAATCTTACGCACATCTGCGCTAAATAGTTTGTCAGGGCATCTAGCCCCACGATTGTTCTCGTAGAAGTCTTTGTTCATTAGACTTCGCACAAGAGATAATTCCATCAGTTCCATTGTGTTGCTCCTAATTGTTTCAGTTTGTCGATGTCTGTCGGGTTGCGATATTTTAAGTCTCTCTCAAGGCGCAACACCTTTACCTCTGGTATGTGACCACGCAACTCTTTCGCCATTGCTATAGTCTTTGGTAGCACGTCAGGGTCTAGTGCAACGATAGCTGCTGAGAACCGTGTGAGATAATGCTTGTGTTCTTCAAGCAATGTAGTACCTAGCAGTGCGACCCCGACAAATCTCTCACCACCAATTACTGATGCACTCACACAGTCCTCAACAACTACGGCGACATCCCCCCAGCCATAGGTATAGGGAGAACCACCAAACCCATACCTTCGCCATTTTGGGAGTCGCTTTGTCAACGCCCGACCAGTAGCGTCAACAATCTTGTTTCTATGTACGATAGGAAACACAACTCTGTCATCCTTTACATCATACAGTAATCCCATTCTATCTATATTCAAGCCCCATCTGGCACACCATCTATCCATGTATACATTAGTGCGCTTGACAATATACGGTGGTAACTCAAATTCTATTTCTTTCTCTTGCTGCTTACTCTTCATTCGCTTAATGTCATCAGGTGTAAGTCCAGTGCGTTTACCACCACTGATGCCACACGATGCCTTGTAACAATTCCATACGATGTTACCATTCATGTTGGACACAGTAAAAGTTTTATGTCCTTTACATGCAGGGCAATCAATACGCTTAGATTCACCTATGTATAATACTATATCATCTATTATACTACTTAATGTATTATACATAGTATGTATCCTCTTCTTGTTCGGCATCTAATGTGCTTGTACCATGCTGGTTTCGTTTTGTCAATGCATAATTAGCAGCGTCATATTTATTTTTTATGTACGGCTTGACCGACTGTGGATTAGCATGTCCTGTAACCGACATGATCTGTCCTATTCCTACACCAGCTTGTACCATTTCTGTTGTACCAGTACGACGCAAGTCAGATAGTCGCAGAGTATCGGGCAGTCCTGCACCTCGTATCAAACTACGCCCATGCCGTGACATCTTGTACTTAGTATACGGCAGGTATTCACCATTGATTGGGTATGGACGTGGGGCAACATAATCCTGGAATCCAAAGTCTTCGTGCTGCTGTGTCAACATTTCATGCAGATCATCTGACATCGGTAAATATACCTCTGCCCTACGCTTTGATTGCAATATATGTACACGCTTGTGTTCCATGTCTATATTACCCCACTTCAACAGCCTCATGTCGCCCACTCGCTGACACCATTCGTATGCCATGTGTGCAATCAATCCTAGATTGCGTGTGTTGAAATCACTGTACGCAAAGTCCAACAACTGAACAACATGATCCTTTTCCCATAGTGTGTTACGGCTCTTAGGTGTACGCCTACGCACAGAGTTGAAAGGGTTGCTGCTTACCATCTCCATACGCAAGCCGTGATTGTACACGACTCGCGCAACTGCCATTGTCTTGTTGGCAAAGTGAATACCTC